TCCCACTCAACCGTCGCCGGCAAACCATCAGCAGCAACATTCGCCCACCGGTACTGCATATACGCTTGATTCGCTGCGAACGTGCGCGCATTGTGTGCCTGGTACTCGGGATTCCGCTCTAGTGTGGATGAGTTATCGTGCCGCACATTCACGCTCGAATACTCAACAGGGATGCCCATGATGCGAGCGCGCTGCTCGTAATCATTGTCCTCAAAGTATGCGGGGTGGAAGCGTTCGCAGAATAAGCCGACGCGTTGCACTACCTCGCGTCCAATCCACGCGCAACACCACGGCGGCGCGCCAGCCAGGACGATCCGATCCGGCAGCAACTCGCGCGCATACTCTTCGAGCGGATCTTCGGGAAACCATGCGTCCGAGTTCAAGAGGAGCCAGCCAGGCGCATACGGAGTTGCCTTTATGCCGAGATTCCACGAACCAGCAACGCTCAAACCGGTTGGCATCCGCCACACGTAGACGCGCATCGGATCATCATCGTCAAGCCACGAACGCACCATAGCCGCGTCGAGCTCGTCACCATTGTCCACAAGGATCAGCGTATCGACACACCACACGAGGCTCTTTACGCATCGCTCAAGAAGATCATGCTGACCAAGAACAGGGATGACGACAACGGGAATCATGGGCGCCAAGTTGCGAGCCGCTCGAGCGCCGTCCGCCAATACTCCGCATACACACGATCAGCGTGATACTCGCGCATACCCTCAACCGCCTTCGCGCTCTTCTCACCCTTCCGCGCATAAGCCTCTTTCAGACTCTTCACGATCTGCGACACGTTTGGCGTGAAGAACCACGAGTCCTGGAACGGGTCCCACATCGGCTGTCCGTCAATGATCCAACCATCACGCACGAGCTCTGGTTGTGCCGTCCAATTCGACACGATCACAGGCGTCCCACACGCCTGCGCTTCGATGACAGGAACTCCGAAGCCCTCACCAGCCGAAGTCGCCAAGAGCACATCAGCAGCCGTATAAAGAGCTGCGAGCGCCTGCTGCGGCATATTCATCCGATACAGGTACTGATCCACGAATCGAACCTGCTCTTTCTTGATGCCACAACCAGCAATCAACCGGTGCAGATTCACACCACCGAGTGCCGCCGACTCGTCCGTATGCAGATACAGGATCGCGTCAGGATGCTCGCTTGCGAACACACCAAACGCGAGCAGATTCTCGCCCCACGATTTACGAGGCGGCGTGCGACCCTTATTCGCACTATTCATCATCACCACGAACGCATTCGGATCATCAATGCCCATGATCTCGCGACCAGTCACATCACGACCAGCAGCATCCTTGAATGATTCCGTCGGCTTGAAGACGCGCTCATCAAGAGCGTGCGGAACGTACAAGTGATCTAGCCCATCGAGCGTCATCATCTCCGCACCAAACTTACTCATGGCAATCGGCATGACATTCGGACGAAGCAGCCACTCCGTGACTTCGGGCGGCGTCGGCTTGTGATCAATCGGACACCACGCAGCAATCTTCGGGATCTGCGCAATGCTCGGATTCTTCAACGCCCACACATCAAACAAGGCGATGACGAGACTCGGCAACTCTGATCCACTAGCCCAATGATCAGAGTGCGCCTTGAGGATATCGTCCGAGTATTGGCTCACCCCCGTCGGCATTATTTTGATGCCATTCCAATCCGTAGACGAACCAGACAGGCCATAGTTACAAGCAACGGCGACCTCGTGTCCGTCACGCGCCATCCGCTCGATCACCTGTGCCGTCTGTACGCCGTATCCGGTCGCGGCGAATGGCGCGTTGCTATTCCATAGAATGCGTTGTCGCGTCACTCCAGGCACGCTCGGTGCGTGCTTCGCTGCTTGTCTGCGCTGCGCGCGGTTCGCCACTAGGTTCCCTCCAAATAGAAACGGGCCGCCTCATCATAACGATGAGACGGCCCGAATACTACTCTGCGGTGCTACGAAGCAGCGCCGGCGAAGTACTTGATGTGCGACGTCTGCGGCAGGTTGCCATCGACGCGCATCGTTGCGCGGAACGTGACGAGATCCGCATTGAAGGCAAAATCATCGCTGCGCTGGATGTTGATGCCGCCAACCGTGCGCACGAAGTACGACGGCATGTGACCGACGAGAACGCTCTTGACGCCGGTACCCGCGTTGCTCATATGCGGATTTTCGTAGACGGGCTTGTTCAGGAGGAGATCGCGGTTGTTACCGTCCAGCGAGGGGCTGAACACGTAGTTACCGGCGGTGTCCTTGAGCTTGCGCATAGCACCGATGGATGGGCCATTTGCCATCCAGCCGACACCCGGCAGGAGCCGAGCAGCACCGTCGAGGCTGTAGTACAGGTCGATCAGGTTGTCAGCGGTGAACGCACCGGAGACGCCCGTGCCACCCGTGATGCCCGAACCAGCGGCCGTGACGATGCCGGTCGGAGCGGTCGTGCCGCCACCCGTGGTGAGCGCCGACTGCACGTTGTAGCCAAGACCGTTGCCGATCTGCTCCGCCAGGAACGCGGTGATGTCCACGCCGGCATCCTCGATCAGCTCGCGGGAGAGCTGAATGATGAAGCCGTACTTGAACGCGCCCAGCGTGGTGAACGAGTTGAACGCCGGATCAGATTCGCTGAAGTTGGCGCCCTGAGCCGTCACCGTGCCCGAGGTGCTGTACGTGCCCAGAGCAGGGATCTGAATGTTCTCGCCAGAAGCCGTGTTGAGCACGGTCGGAACGTCGAGCATCGGCCCGACGAGGCGAGCCTTCATGATCACCTGGTCGTAGAACGACGTCGGGACGGGCGAGCCGGTCGAGGTCGTCAGGACGTCGCGCTTCTGGAAGTCGAACGAGCGGATCTCGCCGCTGGCGAGCTTGCGGATCGCCTCAGCGTCCTCGTCGTCGCCAGCCGGAGCCTCGTCCGTGCGGATCTCAGCAGCAACGGCATCGAGACGCGCGGCGCGCTCTTCGTCAGCCTTGAGCTGCTCGATCACCTGAGCGCGCGTGTCGAGATCGGCGCTGATGCGATCGTACTTCTCCTGCTCCTCGCTAGTCAGGTCGCGGTTCTCTGCGCCTGCCGTATCGAGGATCTGCTTCGCCTCATGCCACGCGGCCTGGCGAAGATCGTGCTGTCGCTTGATGTACTCCGACATGATCTACACCCCTTTCAAGGGTAACGGTTTGTGTACTGCTACCGGCCGCGGCTCCGCGAATCCGAATACGCTCGCGGCTCCGCAAACGCACACACAGGATAACGCACCAAAATAGTGGTATTAGACGCGAGCGATGAGCAAGTCAAGCTGCTTCTGCTTCAACGCGAGCGAAGCAGCAACGTCGTCACGCTCAGAGCGCAGACGACCAATCGCCGTGTCGAGCACTTCAGCGAGATCCGGCGAGAGCGTCTCGCCCTTCTCCAGCGCATCGATCGCAGCGTTCAACTTGTCAGACTCGAGGCCGGTAGCCTCTACCAGACCGTCAAGGCTACGCACGCTCGCCGTAGTCGCCTCGTAAGCCGGGAAACCCGTCACAACGGATACCTCATGCAAGCGGACCTCGCGGAGTTCGCGTGTCTGACCGTCAGCACTCCACGAATCACCACCACTCGGAACCGAGAAGCCGAACGACATATCAGCAACATCGCCACGCTTGATCAGGTATGCCATGTCGCGTCCAGCCGTCGTATCGGGAAGATCCGCCTCAACGCGCAAGCCGTGAGAATCCTCAGACAGGCGCAGCGTACCGGCACGCTTTGACGCGAGCACCTGCGTCGTGTCGTGATTCACGAACATCTTGATCTCATTACGCGAACGCAGTGACCGCGAGAATGCTCCAGGCTGAATGCGCTCAATGAACGGCAATGGCTGAGAATCAGAATTGAAGACGGCGCCATACCCAACAAAGGTCATGCCAGCGCCATCACTCGCCTCGCGCAGCTCGAACTCATTGACACAGACGCGACGAGTTTCCACACCGTTCTCCATACGAAATAGGTTAGCACTAGGCACGCTCATGCCACGAGATCGGACAAGATCCTCATTCCTAATCTCCTCAGCCTTCGCGTCAAACCATGCGATAGCCGCCTCAGGATGCACGGGATCAATCCCCCAAAGATAGAACGCGACCGCGCCAGCGCCAGGGAACTCCTCGAGCTCGGGATTCGTATTCTGCTCTGCCTCAAGATCAATCATGTGACGAGCAGCCCAAGCAGACACGCGCACAACCTTGTCTTCGCTGATCTGACCATCAGCCATCAAGCGAGCCTCACGAATCGTGCGATCGACTAGACCATCGCCACCAAGTCCATCCTCGTAATACTGAACACCACGAGCAGCAGCATTCTGAATGTACTCGGGCAGCGTAAGATCGACGGCGCGCTCCTCAGCACGCTCCACCATCTGCGGCAACTCCTCAGGATCAACCGCTCCAGGCTCAAGCGTCGTAATGCCAAGCCGCGCATACTCCGCACGAACATCAGCATTGTTCTCGATCGCTAGTTCAATATTCCAAACGTCGAGAAGATCCTTCACCATGTCGCTCTTATACGCGACCTCTGGCATCGCCGAATCGCGCATATAGAGATACTCGGGATCAATGTCCACAGCCTCGAGCTGGGCAATCGTCTCCTCGCGGCGGCGCTCGCGACGCGCCGTCACAATCAGCACCTCGCCCTCATACTCATCCACAAAGCGCACGACATTCTCAATCGGCGACCCATCAGCGCGGAATAGCGTATCGTCAATATCTACGACGATCGCTGCCGGCCCATCAAGGTTCCGCTCGCCACCCGGTTCCATATCCTCAGCGAGCGATACGGCGACCATTTGATCAATAGCGTCCTGCTTCGACTCGTGACACCCGATCGTAATGAGCTCGTCATCCTCTTCCTTGACGGTCGCCCACCCGGAGCAATCAGGCTGCGTATCTGTGATGAAATAAGGCACCCTTACTCCATGATCTGAATCATCAGACTAACTTCTCTTGACGCGCTCGAGATTCCCCACAGAGACTCGTTCGGATTGAGTGTAATGTTGCGCTCATCACTCGCGTCAAGATGAATGCCATTATCGACAGTCACGGATTCGTTACCAAGATAGACGCGACCCCCCGTGTCATTATGAATGCAAACCCGCTGCGACTGATTCCGCGCAGACACGATCTCTTGCCGAGTCTGATTCAGCGTAATCTGATTCGTGAAGATTGTCATGCTTCCTCCACCTGATACGCGGACGCGGGATCAGCCGGATCGATCTGAGCAATGCCCTGTAGCTGAACCGTCGGAACGCCCGTGTGCTGAATCATCGGCAAGCCAAGCGCCTCGAGCACACCATTCGGATCGAAACCCGAGTTGATCAGGCGCTGCGCAATCGCACTCTTCTTGTCAAGTTCCGTCAAGTTCGATGCGGCAAGATCCACATTCGCAAGCGGAACGCGATTCACATCGCCGCCCTCTACCGGTGGGAGATCCTCATACCGACGAACATCATTCACGCTGAAAAAGCCAGCCTGCAAGCCCGTGGAGAATGCAGCGTACCGGCTCGCCGTATCACCACGCAGCAAGCCATTCACATTGAACGACAGGAACGCGACACCAGGCAGCAGGCGCGAATACGAATCCTCAATCTTGACGATGTACGGGCGCAGCGTATGCGTCACAAAGGCGATGCCATTAGCCTCGACTGAGGCATACGACATGGCGCCAGGCGTCGTCACGCCAATCATCGAAGGCGGACAACGGAACGTACGCGCAATCTCCTCAACCGAGAACTGGCGAGACTCGAGCATCTGCGCCTCATTCGGCTCAACACTCGTCTTCGTAAACTTCGCACCACCAAACAAAACACCCGGACGATGCGAACGACGAACGCTACGATGCTGCGCCTCAAACGAATCCGCAAGATCCTTCGCCTGCTCACGCGTCAAGTTCCCCGGATACTCAATAAGTCCGCCAACCGTCGAACCCTGACCGAAGAAGAGCTGTGCGAACGAATCAAGAGCCTTCGACAACCCGAGCGTATCCTTCACAAGATCAATCCTCGAGCGACCACGAAGCTCACCCGGCATACGCAACTCTGTAATGTGAATCATGTCCTCGTACGACACGACCTCGCGCCCATTACCAACGACATACTCTGGCCGGCGCGTCACCTTATTGAGTTGAATCTCAACGCTTCGCGGATTCAACACAGCCAACCCAGCGACGCCCTGATCATCGCGCAGGATACGAGTGAACGAATTGCCATTGATCAGCAGCGAAACGAGAACCTGCTGGAAATGCTCCGTCCGCGAAACGCCAACCTCAGGAAAGTCAAGCCAGGCGGGGCGCGGACGATACGGCGTCCGCGTACCATCACGACGAATGAACGAATCGACAGGAAGCGTAGAAATGCTATCCGCAATCAAGCGAACACACGCATAAACAACGCCGAGCTTCAGCGACTCGTCCTGATTCATCGTCACGCCAGCCGGCGTCGTCAAAGCAAGATCATCACCAGCGCCCCAGAGACTCTGGAAACTGATCGCGCGCTCCTCCGTCGAGTCCTGCGCTGTGTTGAAGATACGGCTAAGCACTAGACCTCTCGGCGGCGATGGCAAACACTAGGAGAAACACACCAAACGCGATGAGGCCAGCAGGCGCATAGACGAGTCCAGCACCGACGCTAACCAACAGCGCGCCAATGAATTCCATTAGCAGTATTGTAGCCGCCCATTTAGACACTAAAGAACCCCGGCACAATCGCCTCCTCGGATTGGATAACCGCACCATACGTCGCCATCACCGAAGCCACAAGAGCATCGATCCGCTGGCGCTGTCGCATCTTACTGATCTTCCAACCCCGATCAGTCATCTGCGCCGCCGTATGCAACACGTGACTAGCGTACTCTGCATCATCGCCGGCGTGGCGGATCTGCTCTTCACCGAGCATCGCGTAGAACGTCTGGTAAGCGTCCGCCATCGTCGCGCTGTTCTGCGGCATCGTCACCATGATCAAACCCTCATTGTCTAGCGTCTGCGCGGATCGCTCAAAGAAACGCGGATCATAAAAGCAACCCGCAAGCTCGTACTCTGCTGCGACCCACCGAATGTGATCCTCGACCTCGGCTAGGTCCACGTTTCGTCCAGGCGAAGGCGTCCATATCTTCGCCTCGAGCACGACCTTCTGATCGTCTGGCCGTTGCCACGCCATCACAAGCGCCGTCGAGTCATGCACAATGCCAACGTCAATACCGATACTGATCCTGCTTCCCGGCTCAATGATCGCGTCCCGATCGATCGCGTTATTCCACCAATCCGCGGGAATCCACGCATTCGCACCCGCAACCCAAACACACCCGTGAAGTTGCAGAACCTCACTTGCGGATAGTTCCGGGTTCGCAGCCTGACGCGCAAGAAACTCTTCCGTGACCCACGATGCAGGATTCGCCAGTTTCATAGCAGCAACTTCAGCGGGATCTTTTGTTGGCGCGCTGTAGTTATAGATCAGCGTCGAAGCGTCAGCGTTGCGACTGATCGTCAAGCCTGGATGCTTCTCAAGATCGCCGATCGCCTCATTCCGATCCAGCATCCTGCCAAGAATGCCCGACTCTCGGTCATTCGCATCGCCAGCGGTCGTGATCGTAAAGACCTGCGTATTCTTACGAGCAGCGCCAGCCGTCGTCAGCTGCGCCCACGCCTTCCGCTGACTTGGTTTCGTCCACGAAGCAAGCTCGTCCGCAATCACCAGCGACGGATTCCAACCAGCAAGATTGTCGCCACTATTCGCCATGCGAACAATCTTGCCGCCGCCATCCGCTCGAGCGATCTCGCCCACGTACTCGCGCAACTGCACGAGTTCCATAAGCTCGGGATTCTTCCGAATGAACGCCACACACGCATCGAACAGGCGACCTGCCTGCTTATCACTCGCCGCCGCAAGCAGGATCTCAGGACTCGTCTGATCATTGAAGAACCGGTAGAGCGCGTAAGCCGCGAGCATCGATGTCTTGCCATTCTTGCGACTGCAAATCATCACGATGCTCGCCCAGGCTGGCACCAAGCCATCAGGATCATCCGTCGCGAGCGACTCGCCCATGAACTCGAGCTGCCACGGCTCCAAAATCAGAGGCTTACCCGCGAACTGGTCAATGCTCTGCACCAAATAGTTCTCACACCACCACGCAAAATGCTCCACACGCGAACCAACCGCATACCCCTCCCAACGCATCACGACGGCTTAGCCAACTTCACAACCGGCGGCGGCGCCTTCCGATCCGGCGAAACGGCACGGCCCATCACACCACCGCGCGGATTCTTCAGAGTTTCCGGCTCTAGCTTCAGAGCGCGACCAGCTCGAGCAGCATCCTTCTCAGACTCCGCGAGCAACTTGACGAGAGGATGAGGGACAACTGCACCATTGGAATGCGTAAACAATTTCGGACGACCAGCCGCATTCCACTCATCACGCACCTCCTCGACCATATCGATCGCGCGCGCAAAACGCAGAACAGCATCAGCAAAACGATCAGCATCCGGCAACGACTCAACATGCCGCGAAGCCATCACAAACGCTCGACGTCCAGACTCATTGAGATCATCAGGACAATTCAACACGCATCTCCAAGTTGAGCTGAAAACCAGAAACATCATCAATCCTCGCACCACGCGACGAATTGCATGACTTGCACCAAAGGCGAAGATTGTCGCGCGTATGAGTCCCACCAAGCGCCAATGGAATGATGTGCTCAATCGACGCAGGATTACGCGACGAAAAACGACAACCACACTTCGGACACGTTTTTCGCGAACGTCGCAATTTTGCGATCTCCGCATTCGACACATCACTAGTGGCACGAATACGAACGCGACGCCGATGAGACTTATTGTCCTCGCGCGACCTTAGAACTTGATACCGAGGATCACCAGACTCTCGCCACTTTGCTCTACTTTCACGCTCCCGCTCAAGCTTACGAAGTTTTTTGCGAGATTGAGCGCACGCATAACAACGCAGAATGCCGCCTGCCTGGATAAAGGAAGCAGCAGTTGTTGAAGAACGTCGAGCATGCACCCGTCCGCATTCATCGCAGGTACCGAAGCAAATATCGGTTTGTGGTTTACGTTTCTTTTGCTCGTAATAGCGCCGATTCAATTCAGATTTAGACGCTGTACGGCATTTCTCTGAGCAGAAACGTCGCGGTCTACCTTTCAGATTCCTGGCAAACTCAGAACCGCACCGCTGGCACGAACCCCCGGTAACATCGCTTCGTCCTTGCAAGAAGCGC